CGCAAAGCGACCTGTATATCTTGCAAGCTATGTGCTGGGTCAAAGGTTAAAGGTAAATCAATTGCCATTGTCGCACATGGAACAAGTAAACGTAAATTCAAGGAGTCAGTGTAATGAACAAGCGACCATCATTTAAAGAGATACTAGCCCAAAGACAGGAATACCTAGACGCGCTTAAAAAACATGGCGATATGTACGCTTTGGGATTCCTTGAGTCCAGTTTTCTGTATCATATGGGTGACAATGGACTCGAGCCATTGAATCCGTCTCAACTAAGTACACTATCAAAATGGAAAGAGGAGTCAGCACAATGAAAAGTTTTGAATCTATGCAAAGGCAATATTTTGCACTTGGTAATGATGGTTTTTTATATGCGTTAGGGGATTGCGGTGATTTTGAGTCAGCCAATATTGTAGTCGATGATATGGATATAGATGCTTTATGGATTTTAGACTATTCAACAGCAAGGCAATTTCAAGGCGTTATTAATAGCAAGATAGGTGGATCACAATGAAAAGGTTTGAATCTATGCAAAGTCAATATATTATATGCAAGCTTAAGAAGATTGGGGCAGATGATCTAATCAACCAAATCACAGATACACTCTGTGAGGTTGATGTAGACTTTCTATGTGAAGTCGCCAACAATGTGCTTGCCGCCCGTCACACACCCGCTGGTAAAGACGAACATGGTTACGATCTGATTCAACAGGAGAGTGACTGAATATGTGCGGGAAGAATATCCAGAGTCATCTATTGTTTACATCATGCCCAAAGGATTCTGATAGGAGTGTTATCAAGCGCGGCTTATCCTTCCTATTCTGGATTCTTATAAATGGCATACTGATCTGGGCATTTGGGGCGTATATTTTAGCCAATCCCTAAGCATATAAATAGCCCCATAGAACGACGACTCGGGTCCTTGCCATATGGTAGGGGCCTTTTTTCTTTTGTGTTGCTGTATGGCGCTTATATCGAGCGAGACAGCATGGGGTATTATTATATCGACTCAATAGGTTAGCTTGTGATTACTTGCGAGCCATTCTCAATTACAGCTTTTATCCTAGTTGCGAATGATTATCAATAGCATTGCCGATTCGCCCGTCGAGCGCAAGAAATTACTTTTGTCAATGATTCTTTTGTGTTTCTAATCAATTACTTGTGTCAATAGCTTAAAGTGTTGCAATTATGTCACACCCCGGAGTGATTCGTTATTCTTACGGGGGTATGTCAATATATACTTTAGTATGGGACCCTATACTTTATGGGGTATAAATTTGAGCGGCGTGGTTATCCACCCATATCTATAAAATAAGAAAATTAGTTTGACCCTACAACCATGAAGTGCAAGTGTGATAAATATGTCACAGTATATAAAAATAAATAAAAAAAAGATTCGTGTGTTATCAACGACATAAAAAAAAGTTACTACGACAGGTGTTTTATTCAACAAAAAATGTTGCTATATAGTAGTAGACAACCTACTAAAGTATAGCAGATGTAACTACAACAGTAAGAGACTATATAGTATTATACTATTATGGTTATTACTATTATAGTTTATAGACAAAAGCTATACATTAGTAGTTACATGAGTACTAGGTATCAACTATATTCTTGTTTTAAAGTCTTCTCCCTTAGTCAACCATGATGAACACTGACAAGTTAGAATTACAGGATGGGATCATGCCGATGATTGAGGGAGTTATACTTATTGTTGTTGTATTATTATTTGTGATGTATTAGTCATCATGTACGGAACTGAAGGATGTTCAGAGTTCATGGCAGAGAAACTACCATATAGTGCTATTATAGGTAAGCATGTCCGTAAGGGCATCAGTAGTGGTGTGTCAGTTAAAGATATTATGGCCTCCATACAGAAATATTCTCATGCTCCTAGTTCTACTTCTACTTTCTATAAGTTGTATGGTGGGGATATAGCGGAGGTGAAGTTTGATACTACATCAGCTATTGGTAATGTTGTCGTTGAACAAGCGTTAGCTGGGGATTTTAAAGCTGCTGAGTTGTACCTGAGAAGTAAGGGGGGTTGGTCTCCTACTAACACTGTTGAGGAACGGGAAGTTGGTAGTGAAGAAGAGGAAGACCGCTCCGCTGTAGAAGAGATTATGACCCGACTAGGAAAGAATACCCCTGATGAACATGAGGATAACGGCTGAGGACTTAAGGAAGTTACCTGACTCAGAGGTAGCTGATGTTTTGTCGTCCCTCTCCCCGGATCAAGCTGAGGAACTTAAGTACGATTGGGAGTTCTGGGCTAGACCTGATCAATTAGAGCCTGATGGTAACTGGAATGTATGGGTAGCTTTAGCTGGTCGTGGTTGGGGTAAGACTAGGGCTGGTGCTGAGTGGGTACGACACAGGATTATGAAGAATGATCGTATTGTACACTGTGTAGCACCAACTAAGGGTGATGTTCGTAGAGTTATGGTTGAAGGTGACTCTGGACTAATGAATGTCTGTCATAAGAATGATAAGACGTACAGAGGAAAAGAGTTAGGCTACCCTACTTGGTCTCCCACTAATAATACAATGACATGGGCTAATGGCTCTAAGGCTGTATTCTTCTCGGCAGAGGATCCTGAGAGACTTAGGGGACCACAGGCATACTCTATGTGGGCAGATGAACTTTGTGCATGGAGAAACGCTCAAGAGACTTGGGACATGGCACAGTTTGGATTACGCTTAGGTAGACACCCAGTATCTTTTGTTACTACTACACCTAAGACAACTAAACTAATACGGACTATTCTTGATGACGAAAAGACGGTTGTCTCTAGGGGCAGCACTTATGACAATTCTGCTAATCTCGCTGATACTTTTATCGACGCCATTAGGAAGACCTACGAAGGTACACGCCTTGGGAGGCAAGAGTTATATGCAGAAATACTTGACGAAGCGTCTGGTGCATTATGGTCAAGAGGTCTCCTAGCTAAGTGTGAGGTAGAGAAAGATCAGGTTCCAACACTTAATCGTATTGTTGTCGCTATTGACCCGGCTATCACCTCTAATGCTGAAAGTGACATGACAGGTATTGTTGTCGCTGGTGTAGACGTTAACGGTACAGCTTACGTGTTAGAGGATCATACTGGTCGTTATACACCTCAACAGTGGGCATCTAAGGCTGTAGAACTCTATCATGAGCATCTAGCTGACAGGATTGTAGCTGAGAGAAACCAAGGTGGTGATATGGTAAGACATACACTGCATACAGAAGATGAAACACTGCCAGTAAGGTTAGTACATGCCTCAAGAGGTAAGATGGCTAGGGCAGAACCAGTTTCAGCATTATATGAACAAAACAGAGTTAAGCATGTAAGAGGATTGAACGACTTAGAGGATCAGATGGTACAGTGGGAACCTCTAGGTTCTATTGGGTCTCCTGACAGGTTAGATGCTCTAGTATGGGCTATCACTGATCTAAGTCTGAATGGTTACGCAAAGCCACAACTTAAACTAGCGTACTCTAGTGCCAAAGGGCTAATTTAATATGGCTACAAAGAAGCGACTATCAGAAGGTGCAGCTAAGAGTATTCTTGGTGTAGCTGGTGATAACACTCGTACTGGACAAATACGTGCAGATGAGTTTATACCTGAGCTACGTGGTAAGAACGCTATTCGCAAGTATCGGGAGATGCGGGATAATGACAGTACTATTGGTGCGGTTATGTATGCTGCTGAACAAGTACTTAGAGATGTCAAACTTAAGGTGGAACCAGCCAATGATACTGAGGAAGCTAAACGTGAAGCTGACTTTGTGGAAAGTATCTTTGATGATATGGATCACAGTCTGGACGATCACATTGCAGAATCTTTATCGTCGTTGTCGTATGGCTTTGCTTGGTTTGAGGTCGTATATAAGCGCAGGGTTGGCCCAACTAAGAGATCGCCTAAGAAAAACAGTAAGTACACTGATGGACGCTTGGGTGTGCGTAAGATTGCTTGCCGTGCGCCTTGGACAGTCTCTAGGTTTGATGTAGAACCCAAGAGCGGTGATGTATTAGGGATTTATCAGGACGTAGGTTATGGATCAGGAAAACACTATATTCCCACTACTAAGAGCCTTTACTATCGTACTACTGTTCTTAATGGTGATCCTAGTGGGCGCTCTATCCTCCGCAATGCTTATTCCTCATATGTCTATCTGAACAACTTACAGAGTATAGAGGCTATAGCTGTTGAGCGTGAACTAGCTGGTATCCCTGTTGCTCGTATTCCCTCTGAATACTTATCGTCAGATGCAAGTGCAGCACAGAGTGGCTTCGTAGGCAACCTACAACAAATCCTTCGTGATGTTAAGTTTAATGAACAAGGGTACATAATTACCCCAAGTGATACTTATCCTGACAAGGATGGTTCTCCTACGAACATTAGACTTGTAGATATTGAACTAATGAGTAGCAATGGTAAACGTAACCTAGATATTGACCCTATTGTTAGGCGTTACCAACATGACATTGCCCGTAGTGTACTTTCTGAGTTTCTTATGCTCGGTGGGGGTAACAATGGATCATATGCACTCTCCAAGTCTAAAACTGACCTGTTTCTACGTGCCTTAGAAAGCTACATCCAAGCTATTGTCGATGTACTTAATAAGCAGCTAGTAGAACGACTATGGCAGCTTAACGGACTTAACTACGACCTCATGCCCTGTATCAAGGCTGGTGATGTTGCTCCGCATGATCTACGTGAGATTGCAGCGTTCCTTCGTAACCTTAACGGCGCAGACATTAACGTCAGTGATCATCCAGAGGTTATACAAGACCTTATGGACATAGCTGAATTGAACTATGACCCTGATACAGAGGTCACAACAGAAACTGACCTACCCGTTGAGGTAGAAGAAGATAACAAGGAAAATACATAATGGCTATTACAACAGCACTAAGTAATGTTTTTAAACTAGAGTTGCTTAGAGGTAATCACGACTTTGATAACGATACATTTCGTGTAGCCCTGATTAAAGAGAACCCAACTGGTACTTATGATGCTACAACAGTAGCCTACACAGACTTAGGTTCAGATCAAGCGTCAGGAACTGGTTACACCAGTACTTTTGATACCATCTCTACAGGCGCAGAAGCAGTTATTGCTACGGGTTATCCTCAGATGGATGGTACAACTGCCGTTATGGACTTTAACGATGCAGTATTCACAAACGTAACAGTACAAGCTGATGGTTGTATTCTTTATAACCCAAATGCTGATAGTGCAGCTAATGTCATAGCAGTGTTTGATTTTGGTGGGACAGTTAGTGCTACCGCTGGTGACTTTACTATCCAGTTTCCTGCCCCCGGAGCCTCTACAAGTATCTTGCGCCTAGCCTAATCTAAGGATACCTGACAATGGTAAAATTCGTTGACAGAGTTAAGATGAACCTGACCACTACAGGTACAGGTACAGTAACATTTGGTTCTGTCGTATCTGGCTTTCAGAGCCTTTCGGATGCCTCTGTTGTCGATGCTGACGTTGTAAGATATACCATCGAAAGCGGAACTAACTATGAGTCAGGTACAGGTACTATAGGTCTAACTGGCAGTACTTACACTATGGCTAGGTCTCCTAGTTCTTCCTCTGAAAGTGACAACTCAGCTATTAACTTAGGTGCTGGTGCGGTATGCTTCCTTACCATGCTTGCAGAAGATGTTGTTCAAGTCTTAGCTGACTTAGATAATGTGGCATCTACTGCACCCGCTGGTGGTCAAACACTGTCTTGGGATGCAGGTACTAGTTCTTGGTCTCCTGCATCCCCCTCTGGTGGGATTACAAGCGTAGGTAACTATGCAGGTCTTCCTGCGTCTCCTAACGAGACAGACCTAGCTTGGGTACAGGACCAGAAAGCACTATACGTCTACGATGGAACTGAATGGGATCGAATTTACACTGATACAAACGCTGTACCAGAGTGGACAACATCACCCCCCGCAACTGGTGTCTTAGCTTCAGACGGGACAGCAACCGTTCAAACTGTTGTGGCGTCTGACCCAGAAGGGTTTCCTATTGAGTACTCCTATGACACCAACCCGTCAAATCAGGCACAGGCAACAATTTCTCAGGCCAATAATGTTTTTACTATTACACCGTCCACGACTGTCTCTGATGCTGGAGAGTTCACATTAAGATATAAAGCGACTGACGGTTTACACACGACTGCGAGAAGCGCCCTATATACTCTCGGATTTTTCCCACAAGTTGACGCTCTATGGGGCCATTGGGATATGGAAAACTCTAGTAGCTATAGTGGCACTGGTACAACTTGGTCTGATTTGTCGGGAAATAATAGAGACTTAACTTGGACCAATGTGGGTGGAACTGCTGGTTATAAAGCATCTGGAAATTTAAGCGTGCCAGTGTGGGAAACCGGAAATAACCAAAGCCAAATTAGTTATGCGTTGTCTACTGATGTTAAAACAATCTTGTTTATATTTGATCCATTAGTTGACCCCGTGGCAAGTGATTTTCAACAAATATTTTTGTCAGTTGGCTCAAATACCTACGCTGGTTACTTTGACAACACTGGGTCAGGAATGGTTGGTGGCGTAAATGCGCACTCTGGGCTTACGGCTGAATATTTAGTAAATGGAAATTCTAATCCTTCCCCCACTCAGGGGCAGGCCCATCTTGAACAAAACAAATTTAACAGCTTTTTCATGCGAAATTATAATGTTACTGCGACATGGACCTTTTTTCAGTATCAAACCTCTGGCTACAACCAAACAATGCAGCTAAGGGCTATCGCCATGTGGGATGTTTCGCTTACTGACGCAGAGATGGAAATTGCACATAACTCATATTCCCAGATGGCTACTTGGGATGGTTAAGTGCTAGGTTTTGCCCCAATATCAGCCGCAACGCTCGGCGGGTCAGGAACGGTCAGGGAAGTAGTGCCAGCAGGTATTACTGGGGTTTTTACGACTGTAACCTTAGCCACAACAATATCCCTGTCTACTGATGCTAAAGTCTCTGACCAGCCCGTAAGAAAACCTGAGACTACAAATTTCTATGATCCTAATAACGATGGTATAGGGGTTATCAGGAATAACGAACACCCTAGATACACTTGGACAAACGCATTTATGTTGGGGATGCGGCCCCAAGATGGGACATTAGACGGACGGAATGATGCTCCCGTTTGGGATGAGTCCGTAGATGGTAATAGGGCTTTATCAGTACAGACTAAGACTACTTCAGAACTAACTTCTGATCCTATAGTATCTCAGTCCTCTTGGGTTCCCCTAGTTAATGGTGACTACACCTACCCAGCTACTTATGAAAGTTCACTTGGTTATGATGCTGTAGCTAAACCTGTTACGGTTAATCTAAACCACTTACCCTCTGAGACTATAGTTAGTAATGCTGCAACTATTAGCACTATTGATGACCCCCTATTATCTACCCTTACTTTTCCTGCTTCTGATCCAAACCTCTTTAGTGTTGTTGTTGGTCAAGTAAGGTCAATAAACACTTACGACCCAACTGATACTGACACGTACTTTGATAGTATTATTACAGGCCAAGTTGGGTCTTTTCTTAACTCCCTTACAGGGGAAAACAAACACTATTTACTACAGAAATATGACTCAAATAAAGGTTTCAATCTTGGCACTCTTTCTGTAGCAGCGTCTGGTAACGATAAAACAGACGATACTATTCTGGCAGGACTGTGTAACTACAAATACATTATTCCTGATAGTGATTCTCAAGGAATGACACTTGGGTTTAATAGTTCTATTAAAATACCTGCAACACAAGAGTTGACAGGCTTTGAAGTAACCCAAGAATACAACTTAGATATACAAGCTAATGTCTCTGTAGACGTCACCTCTTTCGATATTGGTACTGTAGGATTACCTGACCCTCAATGGTACTTAAACCCCTCAAGAGTACAATTAGTAGCAGAACCTAATCAACCCGCCGATGATGCAGCATATCCCTACGCTTCTCGTTCACCTACTGCTGGCCCTACACAGACAGACTTTGACTTTACGGTGTCGCTTGGTTCCTTAGATGCTCCTATAGCTGTTGACCAACCTGTAGGTGGGCTAGGTTTAACTGCTAGTATTGGTACTCCTACCCTAAGATCGTTTAACACACTAACTGTAGATTCTCAAGTTGTCACCTTGGGATTAAACCTGACGGGTATAGAACCTCAGACAACTGAAATTATATCCTCTGCTGACAGTATACTTATATCTGCAAGTCTTGGCAGTATTGTAACCCTAGCTACTTCTAATGCTACTTGTACTACTAGGCTTGCTACCCTTGGCTTAGGCAACGTAACTTTTGCTGCTAATGCTAACACTGCCCCAAGTGGGGTAGAGGCTACACTAAGTGAGAACTTATCTATTACCGTTACTGGGGATGCTAATGTATTTCCTAGTGGGATAGAGGGAGTACTAACGGTAGGGAGACTTGGAGTAGCTGCTTCAACGCTTATACCTAGTGTTTCTGGAACCTTAAGCCTTGGTAATATTGGTGTTGCAGCTACAGTATTCTTCCCTAGCTACACCTTAACCGCTTCGATAGGAACACTTACAGCTACAGGCATACACTTCGACTTTGAGGCCATCAAGCACTTGTATAACACAAAGAGGTCACAACATGCTGGGTTCCCTGCTAACAGGACTGTCAGACCTGCGTTTAGTACCCCTAGACAAGTTAAGCCACTAAAGTCTACTCAAAACCTAGCTGCATAAGAGGAACTTAAGATATGAGCCTAGTTTGGCCCAACAAAGACCCAGACGAACTGCTAGACTACAGTATTGATTGGTCTGATATTGTTTCTGGGTTTACCATTAGTACGGTAGTCTGGTCTGTAAGGTCTAATGCTAACCCTGCCGAGACTGTCTTAGCTGCTGGTCAAGATTTAACTACTGCTAGTAGTAGTGCTATTGTTGACAGCATACAGAACATACAACAAGCCTTGTCGGGAAACACCGCAATTATATACATTGGTGGTGGAGTAAATGGAAGAGACTACACATTTGTCTGCACTATAACCACAAGTATATCCACAACTATCCAACGGGCTGTAATACTCCGTTGCAGGAGCGTATAATGGCAAAAGGTCTACAAGCAAAAGTAACAGCACACAACGCCAAGTCTAAGCATAAGGTAACGACCTCTATGTTACAGGCTGTGTATCGTCGTGGTATTGGTGCATACAAGACCAATCCCGGAAGTGTAAGACCTAACGTAAGTTCTCCTGAGCAATGGGCTATGGCTAGGGTAAATAGTTTTCTTCGTATCGTCTCAGGCTCTAAGTCTCCTAAGCACGACAAAGACCTCTTACCAGCTTCTCATGCTTCTAGCAGTAAGAAATCTGACGAAGAGGTAACAAAGGCAGAGTATCAGGGAGAGCAAGTTACCTTAAACAAACCTCGTCGCATTAAAGGTGGTAACAAGAAGTTTGAGGTATTCGTACAATCAGGTGGCAAGGTCAAGCGGGTAGCCTTTGGTGATCCTAATATGGAAATCAGACGCGATGACCCGAAAGCTAGGGCTAATTTCCGCTCTAGGCACTCTTGCGACACTAAGAAAGATAAGACAACTGCTGGCTACTGGTCATGCAGAATGTGGGAAGGGGGAACCTCAGTGTCAGACCTCACAAAGACAAACATCGAAGGACAGATACTCAAGGCAGACGATGAACAACGTCTAGTCTATGGGTGGGCTTCAGTAGTAACCGAGAAGGGTGAACCTGTGGTTGATAGGCAAGGAGATGTTATAGAACCAGAGACACTTGTAAAGGCCGTGAACAACTTCATGGAGAATATTCGTGTCGGTAAAGAAATGCACAAAGGGGATCAGATTGGGGCGGTTATCCACTCCATGCCTGTCACCAAAGAGATTGGTGAGTCCCTTGGCATCCAGAGTGACCGAGAGGGTTGGGTTGTAGCTTTTAAAGTCTACGATGATGACGTATGGGCTAGGGTCAAATCTGGTGAACTTGCGGCCTTCTCAATAGGTGGTCGTGCAATCAAGGAATCTTATGATGCCTAATTTACTTAAACAACTTGAGTTAGATGAACTGTCCTTGGTTGATCGTCCAGCTAACAAACAAGCAATGGTCTCTCTTTATAAAAGGGACAACTCCGAGGGAGAAACTATGGAGAACGAAGTAGAAAAAATGTCTGATGACATGAAAGCAAAGCTGAAGCCTTACATGGACAAAGGTATGTCCGAGGACGAAGCTATGAAAATGTATAACATGGACATGAAGAAAGAATATCAAGGTCCACTGGATGAGGTAGACACCATTCAAGCTGAACTAGACCTAGTTAAAGCAGAGGCTGACCGTCTTAGCAAAGCCCTAGAAGAAGCTGGTTACATCGTTAAAGCAGATGCTATTGAGAAAATGGTTGAGCCTGAGTATGTGACTTACGGTGACGAACAAATCAACAAAGCTGATATTCCTGCGCCTATCCTTAAGGCTCTGGAAGAAGCAGAAGTTGCTAAAGCAGACGCTATCTTAGTTAAGAAAGCAGAAGCAGAACTTCCACACTTCGACCTTGAAGTAGCCAAAGCATTGGTTAGCAAGTTTGAAGCTGAAGAAACAGTAATGCAAGCACTCAAAGCTGCCGATAAGGTATTTGACGAAAGCATGACTGAACTGGGTAAATCTGATGCTGACGGTGAGTTTTCTACTGCCGCTGACAAACTTGACGCACTCGTAAAGTCCTACATGGACACCAACAAAATGAAAAAGAGCGAACATGCTTTGGCTTATGCTGCTGTAGCTAAGACCGATGAAGGCAAGGCTCTAATCACTAAATCCTATAAAGGGGAATAAACATGGCTGTTATGCAATCACGGGATACCCGTACTGTAATCGCAGGGGCAGACCTTTCTGCTGCTCAATTTAAATTCGTTAAACTAGACTCTGCTGCTGAAGCTGTTCTGTCTGGTAACGGTGAAAGTGCCTTTGGTGTATGTCTCGTAGGCGCACTGGAAGATAACGCTGCAACTGTAGTTGTCACAGGTAAGACTATGGTAAAAGCTGGTGGTACTGTTACCGCTGGTGGTGCTGTCGCATCTGACGCCGCTGGTCTGTGTGTAGACGCTGCTTCTACCGACATCGTTATGGGTTATGCAACTGAAGCTGGTGCTACTAACCAGATCATTGCTATCGAACTCATCCAAGGCGGCAACGCTGCTGCTTAAGTTAGCATAGAATAAGGAAGAACTATTATGCCACTATTAACTCCATCACAGGTGCATATCGACACCCCTTTGTCTAACTTGACACTGGCGTATGCACAATCACAAACCAACTTTGTCGCTGACAAGGTTTTCCCAACAGTAGGTGTTGCTCGTCAGTCTGACAAGTACTACATCTATGACCGTGCCAACATGAACCGCACAGGTGACGTAAAGAAACTTGCGCCACGTACTGAGGTTAACCGTATTGGTATGACCATTTCTAACAGCAGCTACTTCGCTGATGTATACGGACTTGGTATGGACTTCGATGAGCAGACTATCGCCAACGAAGACGAAGTGCTGAATATTCGTTCTGCTGGTGCTGAAACTCTGGCAATGCGCCTGATGATCCACCGCGAAGAAAACTTTGCTACAACATTCTTCAGCACTGGAGTTTGGGGTACTGAGGTCGCTGGTGCAGCTTCTGGTGCAGGTACTCCTGTCTACTGGAACGACTACACCAACTCAACACCTATCACTGACGTAACTGATGCTCGTCGTGCAATGCAACTCAAGTCGGGCGGCTACAAGCCAAACACTATGGTTGTTGGTAAGGTAACACGGGACGAACTCATCAATCACCCAGACATTCTGGCACGTTTGAATGGTGGTTCTACCGTTAATAACCCAGCGTTGATTACAGACGCTAAGTTGGCTGAAATCTTTGAAGTAGAAAACTTCTTCGTCATGGAAGCTGTCAATAACACTGCTGTTGAGGGTGCTGCCGAAAGCAACGCCTTTATCGGTGGTAAACATGCTCTGTTGTGTCACACACCTTCAAGTGCTGGTCTTATGACCCCTGCTGCTGGTATGACATTCGCTTGGAACAACATTCCCGGTGCAAACAACTTGGGTATCACTGTTGAGTCCTTCTCGGATGATGCACTGAAGCGTCAGCAAATCGCTGAACATATCCAAGTTAAAATGTCTTACGACATGAAAGTTGTTGGCGCAGACTTGGGCTACTTCTTTAAAGACATCGTACAATAAGTTGTACTCTGGTGGGGGGCTTAGGTGTCCCCTGCCTTACCCAACATAGGATACCCCGACATGTTTAATTACACCCACCCTTCATACCTTGGCTGGCAGATAGATTGGCCTGTTTTCGTAAAAAGACCATTTACCTCAGACGGTAAGCAGTGGGAAGTTCAAGAACACTATAACTGGTTAAATCGTGGCTTAGGATCAGAGTCTGTAGCTAGTTTATATCTTCAAGGCTTTATTCACCACAATAGAGAATTAGAGAAACAAGCTAAAGTTGGAGATAGGCTAAGTGAACTAACTGGCCCACAACTAGATAAGCTGGTAGGACTTCTAAACGCAGAAGTAAAAGCTAACACTAACAGCACTAAAGAATACAACGACAAGAAAGTTAAGCAGTCTAAAATAGATGCTAAACAACGTGCCTTACTAAGAAGTTACCTTCGTAACAACAGGTGGATCGAAGATAAGTTCTTTGAAATAAGAGACGGTATATTAGAAGACTAAAGCAGGAGTAGACGATGGGGTGGACATATGACCCAACAAATCTTGGAACGGCAGATGCAGCCCAACGTCTTAACTCTGTTAGGCTATTAGTAGGTGATACTGACACTGCTGATCGTCAGTTAGAAGATGAAGAGATAACCTTTGGTTTAGGCCAAAATAATAACTCCATTTATCACACTGCTAGTTGGTCAGCTAGAACTATCGCCTCTAAGTACTCAAGACAGGTAACAACAGCTTTAGACGGTGCTTTAAGTGCTGACTATTCTGACCTAGCTAAACAGTACCTGTCACTGGCAGACACCCTAGAGTACCAAGCTAAGACTGCTGGTGGTAACATAGGCATCTACGCTGGTGGTATATCTAAGACCTCTGTAGAGGCTGTCAGGGACAACACAGATCGTATCAAGCCTTCTTTCCGTAGGGACAGGTTTAAGAACCCACCAAGCTACAATGGTGAAGACTACAACTCATCGTATGACTAAGGTAGATTAATATGTCGTTTAGATCATATGACTTACTGAACTTAGTTAATAGGTTTGGTGAACCTCTTACACTTAAGAAGGTGACTACTTCTGGCACGTATAATCCTGCTAATGGTACTATCACTGGATCAGCTACTACTGATTACTCCTTTACTGGATACTTCTACAACTACGATAATGGTATAGCTGGTAACATTGATGAGATACGCAGAGGTACTCGTAAGTGCCTTATTTCCGCTTCTAGCCTAGCTGTAGTACCAGACGATGAGGATCAGATAACAGGTAATGGAGACACAGTTAATATTCTGTCTGTTGTTACTATCTTCTCTAGTGGCGTTGCACTATGCTACATCTGTGATGTGAGAGAGTGATGGCTAAACTTCCAGCAGCTACTCAAGCAACTTTTAAGTCTGTAGAAGAAAAGATTAACAAGGCTGCTTCTAGGCAAGTTAAAGCTAAGGCTAAACAGATAGCTGACACTGTTGTAAGACAAGACATATCTCCTGTTTACTCCGGTGCATATGTAGAATCCTTTTCCATTAAGCCTAGGGGTGCTGGGGGTGGTCGTATGAAGCTACAGGGTGCTAGGAAGAAGTCTACTAATCCGCAAGCCCACAGAGACTTAGCTAGGGACAACCTTTACGCAGATATAGAAGCCCTTGGCAAAGGTTTGATTGACGGTTTTGTACTTAGGAACAGGTCTAAACACTCTCGTATAGTAGAAGACGGTTTAGGTAAAACTCCCGCCTATAAAGTATTTGCAAAAGTGAGGTTCCTCCTTGGCTAGTATTCATTCAGACATTAGGGCCGCTTTGGAAAGCAAGTTAGCTGGTATCTCTGGTATACCTCCAATAGCTTTTGACAATGTACCCTACGACCCCACAACAGGTACTAGCTTCATTAAGTCTTTGTACATTCCTGTTACCCGTGTACCTGCTGTAAGAGGTTTAAA